CGTGTCCTGCCTACATCCAAGGATCCGTAAGTGGGTTAAGCCTTGCGATAGAGAAAAACTCGATAGATAGTTCATGTCCGAAAACATAACGAAATTTCCTTTAAATTTCAGCTGAATCTAAGAAATAGAAATTATCTATATCATATGCTATGCAAAACATTCTTAAAAACGCTACAAATCTAAAATGATTGCAACCGCCTATTAAATAATAAGCATAAATCCTTGAAACGGATTATTACAAATTGTTAACTGCATTATCAGTATAAAGAATTCCTTTAAAACAATCTGATTCATCCTTCATAAATAATTTGCCTTTTGCTTCATAGCCTAAGAACTTTATCTTTCGATTTTCGTTCGCTATTTTAACTTTTCCTTCGTTTAAGTTAAAATTGAAATATCTTTTGGCTTATTAAATGAGTGTTTCAAAATTTAAATGATCTAAATCAATGGAAGGTACGTAAACTAAGCTATCATCGCCTAAAACTAACATCTTTCTAACTCTAACATTTTGTTTCATATATAGAAATCTGGTAACAACTAAGTTAATAATTGATCCAACAAGTTAAGTTAAAAAAGATCCACTGGGTATGCCTCTTTTCTTAGTGTATACTTCACCGTTTGGTAACATTATTTTTGTATAAATAAAGTTAAAACGTATCCATTTCCAAACATTTTTGTATCTGTTTGCTTTTTGTTCGCCAATTGTTTTCACGTAATCGGATTCGGACCACTATATGGTATTGAAATCGATAAGGTTTTCAACTATATCTAATCCAATATTTAGTAGCCAATCTGGAATGCTTGTGTCAAAGCGTGACCAATCTAGTGTAATTGTTGATAAGTGTAAGTCCTCAATGTTGTGGTTAAGAATATCGTTCAAACGTTTCATTGCTTAATCGCCGAAATGAAGTGGTTCACCTTATTCTTTAAATTTCTCGTACAATAACCGAGTAAATGTGGATTCAATAATCAAGCTCTCAAAAGGAGCAACCCAAACGGGTCGAACTTTTGGTTCATTTTCTG